ATCGCGTCGTAGACCGTGGTCGGATCCAATTCCACCGTGATGGGGTCGACAGGTTCCGTGATTGTCCCGGGGGACAACAAGGGTCCCTCGACGATGAAAGGGATCACGTCAGCAGGATCCAGGATACCCAAGACACAAATATCGTGGAAGATCTTCCTGGCGACTTCTGCCGGAGGAAGTGTGATCGTCCACTTGGGGGATGTCGTCAGGTCAGCCAAAGAGTTCTTGGCCACTCGATCCAGAAGCTGTGATTCAAGAGACCTACCCTTGACCGTCAGCATACGACGATTTTCGCTGTCGTCGCCATCCTCGATGGATTCGACCGTCATGACGTAGTTCGACTTGTTCATTGCCAGACGGGTTCCGGCCCTGAGCAAAGTTCGACTACCACTCGTTGACGGAATATCGAGCTGAAAGTCACCGAACTCTTGCCATCGTTCAGTCCAGATGAGCGATTCGAATTTGTCGATGACCGCCTCTCGACGAAGAAGGGGGTCGAGTGTGTATAGCTCCACTACAGACCCCCATACTTCGTGATGTACTCGATCGAAAGCGGAACAGCAGCTCCTTCCGCGTAAACACGAATGCTGTTATTGCCCGGCCTCAGCTCAATGTATTTGGACTGAGGAGATATGCCGTACAGTACGGAGCTGCTGACTCCGGATCTCACCAGGGTTGCCGCCTTGGCGCCGAAGACGGTACTGATAGTCAGCGTGTCTCCGGCCACCAAGGGATAGTTGTCGAATTGCAGCGTCTCGATCACATCGTTTGGTAGCGTGTGATAGACAGTGAATTCTGGCAGACTGCGGTCGACGTTGAGAACGAGCTGGATGCCCGTCTCGATAGTTCCGTCGTACGCTACGGATATGACGGTTTCGTCCGCGGTGGTTGTCCCGGACACGGTCACGGGTACCGGATCAATGAAGTCCGGTTCGAAACACATGATCGAGATATCCATCGTCGGCTCTTGCGCGAAGTGAACGGGGTCGCAAGTCTCTACGACCCCGTCGATGTCGATACTGAGATCACCCACAAGGACGAGCGTCAGCTTCACCTGCGCTTCCGTCATAAATATCTTGTAGAGACGCTTTCGCAGATCCCAAACCGTGTCCAGTTCGGGATCCGGATCGAGCTCCAGTTTGATCTTGATGTTGCGTGCTTCACGACGGCTTGACTGGTACTGCTCTCCGTCGCGACCGGCGAACCCCGTAGAAACGAGATTTGCCTTGACGGGCCCTAGCCCCTCAATATCGGCCACTCGGAATCCAGAGGAATCATCCTCCAGAGGAAATACAAGAAGGTCGCCCTGAGGGGACCGGGCTTCAACCGCTATTAGCATTGGTCGTCAGGGCTCCCTTCGCCTTGGATAGTTGGTTGTTGGTTTGACGGTAGATTTCCGCCGAAGACAGTGCCTTGGGTGAGTAGTTGTACTGAACGAACGACACAGGCGCCGGGGTAAATTCCCCCATTTCCTGTTCGTAGGCAGCCTGGTTACTTGCGTGTCCGGCAGCCACGTACTTCGCCTTGGCGTAAGCGGAATCCACCGAGAGTGACCTCCCGCCGAATATCCCTCCGATCTGACCGGCGTCTCGCTTGATGCTGGACAGATCCAGTACAGGAGTGATGATGGGCTGACTGTCGACATCCTGGGTGATGAGGTCGGAGAACCCCGACAGAGACTTGCGAAGGGATTCGACGGCGGCCGTACCAGTACGCTCAGCAGACCGTTCGACAATACCGGACATTTCGTCCAGTCCCTTAACAAGACCCTCCGCGGAAAATGCGCCGATCTCCATAAACACCCGAGAGGGAGACTTAATACCCAGCTTCTTCTTGATGGCACGGACCATCGACGCAGCGATGTTGTCCATGACCTTCTCGAGCAGCTTCTGCTGTTGCTTAAGCCCGTCGAGGAATCCCTTAGCCGAGTTCACACCCGCCTGGTAAAGGGCATCAGAGCCCGTCTTACCCAGGTGAGCGCCTACGGCGTCGAGATCCTTACCAAGCTTGTTGACTTCGGTGACTCCGGCGATGCCCTTGTCGAGAAGTTCGTTGATGAACGGCAGAGCACTGGGTCCTTGCTCCAGCAGATCCTTGTAGAGTTCGTCGTTGAGACCGAACGCACGAAGCCTCTGAAGAGCGTTCGAGAACAGCTTGGTGTCTTCGATTTGCTTCTTGAGGTCCGTGATGTAGCTCGTGAGAGTCGTCTCACCCGTGGGGCTGGCGACATCCGAGTACTTCTCGGAGATCTGCTTGCGGTAATCGTCTCTCGTTTTGATGGCGTTCTGGTAGGCCTCATCCGCCTTCTTGATCTTCTCAGTCAGCTTGTCGTACTGATCCGAGAGCTTGCCGATAGCGGTCTTCTCGTCGTTGTACTGCTTCGTCAGAGTGGTGTAGGCAGCCGCAGCCTTCTTCCTCTCTGAAGCGGACGCCTTGGAATTCTTCGAGAGATCCTTGAGCATCTTCTTCAAATCGTCGAACGCCTTGTAGACCTGAGTCTTGTTGCCGTCCAGACCCTTGACGAAACCGTCATTGACGAACTTACCGATCTTCTCGAACTCCTTGGAGGGCGAGTTGATCCCGAGAACACTCTTAGCTGAACTAAGAGCGGCGCTGGCGACTCGGCCTGCTGCTGCGGTGACCGATGAAATACCGCTGGAAATACCGCTGATCATACCCTCGATGATCGCCGAGGCCAGGTTTCGCCCAGCAGCATTCATTGCCGCGGTGTTGCTTCGGATGGCGTTGGCTACACCATTTACGAAGCTGATGATCAACTTCACGCCAGCATCAATCACCCGGGGGAGATTCTTGGCGATGCCATTGATGAAGTTCACTACGACATCGGTAGCCGCCGTGACCATCTTGTTGATGTTCTTGGCAATACCGTTGAGGATACCGGTGATCAGCCGCATACCGGCGTCAACCATCTTGGGGACGTACTCAGCCAGCTTCTGGAGAAGCATCGTGAGCATACGCAGAACCGCATCTACGATCTTGGGTGTGACTCTCACGATTGCCTTGATCAGGCTTTCGAGAACGACCACGACCGCTTCTGCAATTTTCGGCGCTGCCTTGATGATGACTTGCATTACGCCGATCAACAGCTTGCCCACGAGCTCGACAATCATCGGAAGTGCCCCGAGAAGAGCCGCGATGATCGCTACCATTGCCGCTGCTGCTGCAACGCCTGATGCAGCCAAAGCAGTAATGCCTGCACCGAGCAAAGCAATACCAGCACCAAACGCCAGTACGCCAACACCAGCGAGAAGCATTCCTGCTCCGAGAAGAACAAGAGCCGCTGCGAGGCCGATCAGAGTTGGTATGACCGGTGTTAGGAGTAGACCAGCCACACCCAATATCAGGAACACTCCCGCCAATGCGGCGAGACTCTTGAGGATACCTTCCCAGGACATGTTCCCGAGCGCCACCATGACAGGAGCAAGAAGTGAAAGCGCTCCAGCCACAATGATCAGAGCAGCAGCACCAGGGAGAGCACCGGTCATCAGATATAGAGCACCGACAATAATGCCGAGTGAACCAGCCAGAACGACCAGGCTCTTAGCTATCTGCTCCCATGTCATACCACTCGTTGTGATCATGGAATTGGCCAAGACCACCAGAGCCCCTGAAACAATAGCGAGTGCTACTGCGCCAGGTAGAGCCCCCTGCATGAGATATAGGGAACCCGCTATAATACCGAGTGCCCCTGCAAGGGTTACCAGACTCTTGGCGATGTCCTCCCATGACATACCAGCCATGCTCTTGAGAGCGTCTCCGATGATCCCCAATGAGCTAGCCACGATGAATATCGCAGCGGCACTCAGAAGAGAAGCGGGTGGGAGGAATTTCAACGAACTGGATATGAGTGCAAGACCGCCTGCCATGACAGTCAGGCCTCTCGCCATTTCGCTCCACGAGAGCTTAGCCAGTTCCTCAACTGCGTCGGCTAGAGTAGAAAGGGCCGCTGCCAGCATCGCAATGACGATACCGGAAATGAATCCCTTGACATTGATCGCCGTGGTGTTGGCAAACAGAGCCAACGCAGCGATCAGAGCGCCGACGCCGACAAGACCCTTAGCCATTTCTTCCCAGCTAAGAGCTGACAATGTGACCACTGACTCAGCCAGCTTCTTGATGGCGAAAGCCATGACCACCATACCGGCCGCTGAAAGAATGAACCCCTTCATTGGCGGCATGAATTTGGCGACCATTATAAGGCCGCCGAGAAGGACGGTAACGCCGGTCAATCCCTTGGCGACGCCGTTCCAGTCAAGTGCAGCCATCTTAGTCATCGCTGAAGCAAGGATGTTGACGGCTGTTGCCAGAAGTATCATCGAAACCGCGACGAAAGGCATCTTCGCGAAACCGGTGAAGCTGGCGAACTTCTCGAATATGAGCATAGACCCCATGAGTTGTGTGAACATGAGGTACATGGCAGCACTGGCGTCGAGAAGCTTCTCCTTGGGGATCTTGGCCAGTGTATTCATCGCTAGAGCCAGGATTCCGATAGCGATCGCAATCTGGAGAAGCGTTGCAGCACGAAGTGTGTTCTGCATTGCACCCAGAGCACCGGTGATGTTATCGAACGCGTCGGCAAGGCTTCCGAGAATGCCCCCGAGACCTCCACCGCCGATGAGATTACGGAACATCATGAAGATGCCCGCAAGCAAACCTACCCCGGTTCCGGCGAATATGTCTTCCAGCCCGAGGTTGCTCAGTGCGTCCGAAATCGAGAGACCCATGTCCTCGAAGAAATCGAGGGCTTTCGAACCCATCTCTACGAGATTTTCGAATACCCCGACGACTTTACCCCAGGCCTTCGCGGCGATTTCGCCGAAACGACCCATGGGTTCCATCTTCTCGGCTGCACCAGCCACAGCATCTGTTACAGCGGATCCATCCACATCCCCGAATATCCGAGCCAGTGCGTCTCCGAAGATCTGCAATGCCTTGATGGGGAGCTTCAGGATGGCTACGACGGCTTTGAACGTGTTCTTCAGACCGTCTGTTTCCACGATGGCGTCGCGGAGGTTGACCAGGAAATCACCGATCTTCGCAGTCAGCTCCAGAAAACCCCCGGAGCCTTCTGTTGCTACACCTACCAGTTCAAAGATAGCACTGGTTGCTTCTTTGACGATTTCCCAAACAATGCTGAATACAGCAAATACACCAGCAAAGGTCCGCTTCAGTCTGTCTGCTGTTTGGCTACCAATCTTTAGTCGTTCGGTGAAGTCCCGGAAGTTCTTGGTCATCTCGGCAAGCTGTTTGCCGGTGGTGGCGGGGAATATCTCCCGGAAGGCGTCTTTGATGGGCTTGATGAACGATGCGAGCGCTTTGAACGCATTGGTGAGACCATCGATCAGCGCGTCGCGTCCTCCGAACTTGTCCCACTCCTTAAGCATCTTGTTGCGGGCTTCTGAGGACTTCTTAAGCATACCGCCGATGCCGTCGCTAATCCCTGTGAACAGACCCTTGGCTTGCATAAAGTCGCCAAATACGATCTTCCACGTTTCTGCCCAGCCCGAAGTGAGACCTTCTTTGGTGGTATCTATGAGGCCAGACAGAGTTTTTACTTCGGTGGCGGCGTTGACTGCGGTCTTGGCCTGAGCTTGAATCGCCTTGATTTGGGCTTTGGTGAAACCCTGAGCTGCAAGTTCAGCGTCGGACAGATCTCCAGCGAACTGCTGGAGAGTTGCGGTGAGAACGTCGGAAGTCAGCCAAGTACTCCCCTTGTCCGAAGATATAGAGTCTCGGAAGGACAACCCGTTGACCTTGAGATTCTTCATCTTGCCGGTCAACTTGACGGCGCCCGAGTCAAGCTTCCCCATAGCCACGGCTGTCTGGGCTAGTGCTCGCTGGAAGACGGTGCCGCCCATACCGGCAGTGCGAACCGATTCCCAGTCTTCTAGAGTGACCTTACCCGAAGATATGGCCTGTGAAAGCTGGGTCATAGCCGCAGCAGCCATCTGGGAGTTGGTTCCTGACATTGCAGCCAGGTTCGCAATACCCTTGATGGCAGTCGCAGAAGTTTCCAGATCAACACCAGCAGCAGTGAACAGACCAATATTCCGAGTCATCTCGGAGAAATTATAGATGGTCTGGTCAGAGTAGTGGTTCAAATCATCAAGGACACGTGTTACGTCCTTTAGATTTGTCCCAGCGGCCTTGGTGTTGGACAGAATCGTCTGAATCGAGTTCATGTTTGTCTCGTACTCTCGGAAACCCTCCATGACGGGTCCGAAAGTGAAAGACTTGACGAACTGACCTCCGGCGGTGACAGCCTGAGCACCGATGTTGTGTAGTGCTCCAGTTGCTACCTGCTGCAAAGCCGAGAAACGAGTGGCAATGCTGTTTACGCCGTTCTCAAGGTTCTTGAGTGATCCTGCCTGTTTGTCAGCACTGGGCTTGATTTTGTTGATGCTAGCAACAATTCGATCACCGAATCCACCCACACTCTGGGTGAAGCCGCTCACCGAGGTTTTTGCCTTTTCGAATCCGGACGAGACAGACGTCGCAACCTGCTGGACACCGGTCGAGATCTTACCGAGGGAGGCTGTCGAAGACGTGGAGCTGTCGACGACTGACTTAGTGAACTTTCCCATGGAGTCACGGTTTTGCAGTACGTTCCGGTCAAACTGCTGACTCGTGGCTGCGATCTTCGTTGCGGCGTTGGTTATGCCCTTACTGGCGTCCTGAAGCTGCAAACTCTTCTGGAGCCTCTCGAGGGAGGCGATTGTTTGCTGAACACCGCGTTCGAACGCAGCATTCTGGAACTGCATTTGAACAACGCGCTCATCCACCGTGCTCATGCGGAAGTCACCACCCTCCATACCTGATCTGCAATGTTGTCAAAGACGGGTTTCATGGTCGGATTGATGTAATCCCGACCTTGTACATAGCCGCCAGTCCCTGTTCCGTACCCGTACTGAAGCATGATTGCTACGGGGAAACCGTTCTCGACGTCATTGTTGGTCCAGATGATCTTTACGGAACTCCCGGAACGTTCGATCTTGTAGTTCCAGGAGTCCGCCGCCAGTCCAGAGTCCTTCGGTACCGCCGAAGCCAAAGCGTTTACTCCCATTTTGGCTGCCGCGTCTAGCGACTTATAGATGTCGCCACTCCGCATCTTCCGAAGGGAGTCTTCCGTTCGCCGACCGGAACGTTTGTTTACGAACGAAATCACGCTTGCTCCTTTGGCTACTCCAGACCGGTCATCTTCCGACCTACAGAGATGAGGCTCGGGTTGTTGACACGGATGTTTTCCACGCCCTCGAAGTACATGCGAAGAGCGTAGGCTTCATCGACGCTGTAGCCGAACTGTTCGATCAAAGGATCGACACCGTCGACGACGGGCTGGTTCGAGAGCCACGAAGCGATAGACTCGTGCTTGTCCAGTGCTCTGCGCAGGTCGAGTACGGCCTGAGCAGCCGTCATGTCTAGGCTCTGCTTGCTGACTTCGAGCCCGAGGCCCATATGTGTTCTCCTTTTAAGCAGCGGATTCGTAGGTGAGGACACCACGGATGCAGTCGTTGGTAGCCCAGGCCCAGGGTTGGGTTCCACTGGAGTCAACGATGATACCCTTGGCTCCGGAAAATCCAACGGACATACACAGTTCGAAAGTGGTAGTACTTCCCAGTCTGGCCCGAGCGAACACAGCGTCAGAAGCACTTTCGTCCCAGAGCTCCAGGAAACCGAGCGTACCGGAACTACTGGATGCCGGAACAGGAAGTCCGAGCCGCCAGTTATCACTACCACCACCGCCGCCGAAGTTCGTGGTGCTTCCGAACGCGATGTCGAACATTACAGTGACAAAGCGTCCATGCTTTATCCACTTACTGGCTTGGACCGCATTTCCATACGAAGGCGTATTCAAACCCGTGGAGGTGGTCCAGGCAGGCGTGTATGTGAACCAGGAACCGGTGTCAGGAATCTGCTTGGCCCAAGCAGACCAGCCATTGGCAGCATTCGCGGTTCGCGTCCACACAGCAGGTGCAGTGGTGGAATTGTGTCCGTGAGAAACGTACGTTTGCTTGGCGAAGGTGGTGCCGTCCACGTAGGTTACAAGCTCACCTGCGGTCCCTGCGAAGTCCCATCCCGTGCCGTTAGCCGTGGAGAAATACATCCTCGACCAACCAGACGGATATGACGTGAATGCCGAGGTCTGGACGAGCGTACCAGGCGTCAGCGTGTACATCAGTTGGGCCTGAGACCATGCAGTCCAACCGGTACTGTCAGCGATCCCGTACCTGACCCACATCCGAGATATGGATGACGTTGTGCTGGCGTTGGCATAGAACGTCTGCTGAGTACGGCTGCTTTCAGATTTCGTAGTGACGACCGAACCGAAACCCGAGTTATGTGACCAGCCCGAACCCGTCCCCACCGTCATCAGAGAGATGCCGACAGGATATGCGGTGGGAGGAGCTGTTTCGGTGTTGGCGTTGACTGCGAGAGTCTGAAGCTTGGTCAGTTCGAGAGCGTCGAGTCGACTGTCAACCCCAGCCAGACCAGCAGGAGTCACCGCTCGAGTGGCGTCGGTGAAAGCGTTGGTCTCGGCAAGCGTGGCGAGTTCGACGAGACCTTTCTGTGTATCACTCGAGAACGGACCGGCGACTTCATTCGTGTCCAGCCACACAGAACCGTCCGGTACGGCTCCGGGATCGGTGTCTCCGACGTAGGTGAAAGCGTCGACCTTCGCGTACGTTATCCCGGTGTCAAGCTGCATGCCGGATACAGCACCGACATCGATCGGAGTACCGTCTTGTCGGGTGAGGATGAGGTGGCCCGCCTCGTTGACCTCACCGGACGTGATCGATGCGGCTTCGATCTCGAGCGTTCGCTCGGCGTCTACTACAACTACCGTAGCCACATGGCCACCTTTCTCTGTCGAATATCAGACCATCGGATCCCAGACACCGCCGATACGGGGTTTGGGCGCTGCTGGAACCCAGGCTCCTCCGATTCGAACCTTAGGAGTTGCCGCGACCCATTGGTTTTGCCATCGAACCCTACGAGTCACGAAGGTCGTCGATTCTTCAGCCCAATACGACGCGTCTTCGAACTTTGCAACCAGGTCTGGGGTGGTGCTGTTCCAGACACCAGCCATGAACAGCATACCGACAGACGTCTTGTTGAAGGTCCCGCCGATCGTACACCGGGCCATCTCGTTCCAGATTTGGCCGTCGGTGGAGTTGTACATCTTGACGACGTTGTCTGAACCCATTTTCCCGATACCCCACCAGGTACCAGGAACCCAGTCCCAGCCGACACCTACTGTTGTATCGGTGATGACTTCGTTGCTAGTCGTAGCGAGACCGTCAGGGGAAATGGTGATGTAGGCACCGTTCGGGGCCCCGAGAGCCGATACCGCATTCCCTGAAGTATCATGGGCTCCAATATAGAACTCACAGCCTTCGGTTCTCGTTCCGGATACCGAAAGCTTAGCAGCGAGAATACCCTTCGAAAGATCGAAGAGGATATCGCCTTCGACCCTGGGGTAATCCGGAACACAAGCAAGGTTCAGAGTCCCACCAGATTCGGTGGTTCCGGGTCCCTGTGTTTCAGTCCACTTGGCCGGATCGAGTACCGCGTCATTGAAGTTATCAATGAGCGTTTGGGTGTACGCCACAGGTCTCCTTTCTCACCCGTCGCTGATGGTGTAGGTGTGTTCGTCCACCGGAATAACGGTGGGCCAGTCGAATTGCAGATAGTCTTCACCGAGAGCCTGAATGGCTTCGTCGGGACCGGAAATCGTGTACGTGTGGTCACCATTGTCAGTGACGACGAAGACGAAGAACGCGTCGTACAGCTCTTCGAGTTCGGCGAAGCTAGGAAGCCTTGCCGTGTTCTCGTTGTTTCCGTACAACACTTCTTCGATACTCTCCAGGACCTGAATATCGGTAGTCCTGGAGTCGATCTCAATGTGCGACGTCCGCTTGTAGCCCGGAATCACAGGCGGTTTCGTCGTGATTGACCAACTGAGTTCGAGCGGCTCGGGTGAATCTCCGATGGTGCCATACGACCTCTGAGAAGGCTCAGCCATGGCGTTGTAGACCAAATGGATCTTGTAGCCGAGATCGTTGTTAAGATCACTGCCCACCATAGTTCGGTAGGAGAATCCGAAAGTCTTTCGTCTCTGTTGAGTGATCCTCAGACCGGGACGGATCTGACTTGAGCCATCACACAGAGCAAACAGATCGGGATATGTGAAGGCATTAATCGTGGCGCCGAATTCCTCGGCGGCAGATACGAGCAAGTACTTGTTACCGTCGAGGTAATAGGACTTCGACCCGCCACCAGTCGGAGCCATTTCAACGGAAGTCAAACCCGACCATGCGACACCGGGTTGTCCTTCGACATACAAGACTCCTCGGTCTACTCCGGCTTCGTAGAGCCGTTCCCCGGGCGTGTCCCATTCGAGTCGTGCCACTCAAGATCCTCCCTTCATCCACTCGAACCGAACTGCGATCGTCGTTGGGCGTTGAGTTTCCTCTGCTGTGCGAGCATCTCAGCCTTGGACATCTTCTTCGGCTGGGTATTCTTCTCGATACACACCCGGATGAGAGTCAACAACCGATTCAAATGCCAGTTTTCGCATTCGAGCCAGATGTTGTGAGTGATCATCCAATGGTAGATCACCTCAGCAGTGATGACATCTCTGCTGTGTTTCTGTTGCTTCTTCTCCGCGAACCAAGTAGCGGACATCTTGGCTGAGATGTATTTGTCGATGGCTACGACGTTGTCTTCCGTAAGACGGGCAAAAACCTCCGGAGGAACATCCGGGGTAAGTGTCATCGCCTCTTTGATGTACCAAAACGTCTCTTCGGGAGTCTTCTCTTCCTTGCCGAGGAAGGGCTTCTCGAAGAATGACTCCCATTTTGACAGGGAGACCAGAGAGTGCTCCAACTCCAGCTTGAACGACTTAACAACAAACTCTTGCGTTGATTCGTTGAATCCTTCACTCATCGGGACTTCAATGATGAGCACTCTCTGACCTCCTTACTGCGTCGTGACGACTAGAAGTCGCCCTTGGCCCAGTCGGTGTCGACGTTGTTCGGGAACTTGTAGCCCTGGTTCGGACGGGCCTCGACGATCTTGTTCTCGGTGAGAACCTGCGGGCCGGGAGCCTGCGCCTCGTCGTCGATGTAGTAGGTCACACCGGCGATGGTCGGGATCGTCAGGGTGTTGGTGGCGTCGTCGTAGGCGGGCTCCGTCGGCGTGGCCGTGAGGACCGTGCCAGAGAACATCGCGACGACGGCTGCCGGGGCGGGCAGAGACGGGTCGGTGCCTGCGGTACCGTAGAGGAACTCCTCCAGGGTGGCCAGGGCGTCGGCGTCGACCTTCGTCGAGTCGATGGACAGGGTGGCCGTCGGCTTGTAGGTCTGGCCTGCGATCGTGCCGACCTCGACCGGAGTCGTGGTGAACTCCCACGAGAACGTGATCGCCTCGGGCGAGTCGTTGACGGTGGCGTAGGCCTTCTCGGACGGCGCCGCGAGAGCCCCGTAGACGAGGTGCAGCTTGTAGCCGTGATCCTGGCCGTCCAGGTCGTTGCCGAGCTTGGTGCGGTAGGACAGACCGAAGGTCTTCCGGCCCTGCTGGCCGAGCGAGACGCCGGGGGTCGGAGTGGCGGATCCGTCGCACTGCTCCCAGGCGAGCGGGTAGGTGAAGGCCTCGATCGTGCCGCCGAACTCCTCAGCCGACACGAGGTTGAGGTACTTCATGTTGTCCGCGTACTGCGGGTTGGACTCGGCACCCGAGGGCGACTCGGTGACGGCGGTGAGGCCGTTCCAAGCGTGCCCCTCGTTGTAGACGCCGGTCGCGTTGGGAATGTAGAGGACACCGTGGTCGACGCCGGTCTCGTAGTACCGCTCGCCAGCCTTGTCCCACGTGAGGACTGCCATGAGTTTGTTCCCCTCAGAAATAGAGGCTGTATACGTGGTGGTGGAGGTTGTCCGCGACGAATATGCGATTCAGGTTGGACAACGGTAGCTGAGCGATGTCGTCGGAGAGGAGCATGATTGCATCCGGATTCCGGCCGATCAGCGTCAACTGATATCGCTTGGCGCGACTGTATGGGTTGTTGTCAGCGAACTCAGTCTTTGCATTGTCCTGGGCGTAGATGATACAGGGATAACTCATCCCCGTATTCGGAGGGGCCTGGAAATATACGTTAGTACTTCCCAGAACCCCCTCCAGGAGTGTCTGCAACTCAAGGCGTTTCGGGTGTGGGGCCATTGTAGACACCCCCTAGCCGCAAGATGAGGCGGGGAACCTTTACTTCGACCTCAGAAACGGCCCACAGGGTCCCCGCCCACTCGACATAGCGAATGGCAAAGAAATGTTCGTTGGCGAAAGCATCCGCAACGATACTGATCGAATTACTCACAGAGAGGTCGTTGTTGACACTCTCACCGTTCCTGAAACTCAACGAATTCCGCACAATATCGCCGTAATACTGGTATTCGACGATCTGGTCTTCGTTCACGCCAGGAGCGGTCACAACAGTTACGCCGTATCCCACCTTTCCTGAAAATCGGGTCATGACTGGGTCCGCCTAGATCAGGCGCGACGGGTGAAGGTCCAGGAGTCCTGGGCCGAGTTGGCGAAGTGGTAGCCGGAGTCGGGAACCGCGGTGACGGTCTCCGAGGACCCGACCGGGATGGCGGTCTGAGCACCGGGCGTGAGGGTGGTGCCGTCGCCGTCCTCGTAGGTCATCCCGGTGACGGTCGGGATGGTGATGACACCGGTGGAGGCGTTGTAGCCCGGCTCCTGCGGGGTCGCCAGGACGCTGTTCGAGGCGGTCTTCTTGATGACGAGGGCCGACTTCGGACGGACCAGGGCACCGGAGAGGCGGGTTTCCAGCAGGTACTTCTGCTGGTTGTAGTCGATGTCGAAGTCCTCGAACATCGTGAGCTCGCCGCCGCGGTCGGTGCCGACATTGTAGTCGTCGAGGTTGACGATGATTCCGACGACGTCGGGGTACTCGTTCAGCGGCTCGACGAGCTGGATGCTGCTGACGCCCAGGACCTGAGCGACCTCGGACTTGTTGGCGTAGTAGCGACGGCCCATGCCGTCCTTCGCCTTCAGGAACTTGTTGAGCTCGCGGACCGTGGTGTACAGGGTCGGCGTGCCGGTGCCCTTGTAGAACTCCATGCCGTCCATGACGGCGTCGACGACCTCCTCGTAGGAGGAGTCCGCGTCGTTGACGTTGACGTTGAGCGTGGTGACGAAGAGCTCGTGGTCGTTGATGATGGAACGGATACCGATGCCGTCCGAAGCACCCAGCGGGTCCTTGACCTTGTCCTCGGCACCCGGGGCACGGCCGTCGCCGACGAGGATCGCACGCGCGACCTCCTCCTCGGTCATGAGCCGCATCTCGGCCTTCAGGAAGGCGACGATGTCGAAGTCCGTGATGTCGAGCATGTCGTCACGGTCGAGCTTCTGCTTCTTGTAGATCGTGGTCGGGCTCGTGGTCCGCTTGCTGACGCCGAACCACTCCTCCTCCTTGTAGTTCCCCTTGATGTAGCCCTTGGCCCGCGCGTCGTCCTGGGTCAGGTCGGCGGTGAAGGTCTTGATCCGGGAGAACGGGGTCTTGCGGGTGCCGTTGAGGACGGACGAGACCCACTCGGTCCGGCGCTTCTCGAGGTCGATGGTCCCGGTGGCCATCTTCGCGTCCGGGAACAGGACGTCGATGTTCTCGATGCCGTGCTGGAGGGCGTAGTTGTTGACGGCCTCACGGATGGACCCGACCTTCACCGCGTCGGCGAAGATGCCCTTGACGTCTTCCTGCGTGAGGCTGTGCTTGATCGTGTCGCCGCCGTTCTTGGCAGCGTTCTGGTCGAAGACGTTGCGCGACATTTCGTCGCCTCCTTCGTGGGTGATGGTGGTCTCGGTGTTCTCGGTGGCGGAGTGTTCGGCGGCGGACTTCTTCTCGTCCTCCAGGGCGACGCCGATCAGGTAGTGAACGACGTTCTTCTGCTCCTCGTTGAGGGTGTCGTAGATGTCCTTGACGGTGGTGTCCTTGTCGGCGTGCTCGAGGTTCTCGTCGCCGTCTTCACCGTCCTCGTCCTCTTCGTCATCCTCTTCGTCGTCCTCGTCCGGCTCCTCCGAGTGAGCGAGAGCGTGGTCGATCGGAACGCCGGTGAGAATGATCGCCTCTTCGTCCGACTCGAAGACGGAACCGTCGGAGTGCTTGATGTTGACGTAGTCGATCACGGCGCCCGGATTTGCTCCGGCGAGAACGAGACTCACCTCGCGGATCACCCCGTGCATGACGTTCTTGGCCCGCTCCACCAGGTTGTTGGCGTAGATGGACAGGAACTTGATGTCGCCGTGTTCGACCAACTCCCGGGCGGTCTCGCCCTGCTTGGTCTTGTTGAAGAAGGCGTAGGCGTAGACGCCCTCGTCCTTGTGTTCGAGAACGGCGTGGCCGAGAACGTTCTCCGCGCTCGAGTGACCGTGCTGCCACACCAGAGGTACCTGTTGGTGGTGCATGTCCTTGAACGCGCCGTGCATGATGGTTCGCCCATCCGTGCACTTGAGACCAGCCTTGGTGGCCCAGCCGCCGAAGTCTGCTTCAATGACTCCCATTTTGACCGTCTCCCCTCCTACTTCTTTGCCGTGGGTTTGCGGGCTCCGACAGAGCCTTCTTTACGCATCTTCTCGATCCGCTCTTGGATGGTTTTGATCTTGCCCTTCAAGGACTTGAGCTCATCGGCGAGAATCTCATCCTTGTGCTTCTCGTAGTACTCCTTCGACTGCTTAGCAGCTTTGGCCTTCTGTGAAGCAGTTTGCTTCTTGGCCGTCGTCTTCTTAGCAGTGGTCTTCTTGGTAGCACTACTCTTGGGCTTGACACCGCTCCGAGCCTTGGCTTGCTTGGTAAGCTCGGCCAAAGCGGTCCGTAGCTTTTCCAGGCGAGCCTTGAGGGCGTTTACCTCGGCTTCGAGTTTCCTGCGCCGTTCAGCTTGTCGCTGAGCCCTTGTCTTAGTAGGCGGCTTGGGCTTTGCTGTAGGCCTACTTTTCGACGTCGCAACTGCTGCTGCCTTACGACCCTTCAGCTTTCGAGTCTTGAGGTAATACTCGCGTCTCTTAGCTGCATCGTAGGCATGTTCCAGTTTGTCACTCATTGTCGATACCGAGATCACTGAAGATTGAGTCGACGAGATCATTGACCTCGGCTAGCCCACTCTGGAGAAGGTCTTCTCCCTCGTCTTCTTCGTCGGTTTCTTCCGGAGGCGGCATACCGACACCTGTATCGGCCTGAGGCATGTTGCTGTTGACGAGCTGGTCGGCCTTCGGATCCTTGGAGGGCTTGAACCCGATACCTTGACGGATCTCGTTTGCCGACAGAATTTCGTTCCGGGTGAACTTGTCGGCGACTTCTGCCACCTGCTCCATCGGAACGAGATCGAACGGGTTGCGGAAGTACACGATCGACTGACCCTGAGTACGAGCAGTCTTCGTCAGGAAGGAGCGCTTCATGGCTTCCGTGATCGCCTGAACAATCGGCTTGATAGTCCGATTGAAGTAGTTGATCATGGCCTTTTCATCGGCCGTCCCGTTCATCACTTCTTCCGTCAGACCGAGCTGCGAATATAGCATCGCAGTCAAGTACTCGATCTGCTTGAGAAGGTTGTTCTCAACTGGCCGGTTCAGTTGCTGAATCTTCTCAGTTCCGTCAGTATAGGCAATGCCGTACTGACTTCCCTTGAGCTGAAACTCGATATCCTTACGCCGTTGTTCAGCTTGCTGCCGTCGGGCTTCGGACTTGATCACATATGGAAGCTGAATGATCAGATCGAGCTTGCCGGAGCTGGACTGTTCATCCACGGAGTCCAGCATGTTCAGCTTACGAATAAGCCGCTGAAGCGTCGAGTTCGGCTCGTTCATCACCGAATACAGCGGATTCTCGACGATGGCCGTGGACTTCTTCGGAACGGTGACTTGCTTCCGTTGTCCATCCCGTTCGTCGTAGAGATTCACGGTGACATGCTGTGGATGCCACGCCACAATCTCTCCGACCCGGAGAGAGTTGATGATGAAGCTGGATGATACGGCTGGATCGATGTCGGTATCGACTGGAACGATAGCGGCGACGCCGTGCTCGAACAGAGTCATCGCTATGTCTTGACGGAATTGCCGAGCCCCCTGGTCGAGGTTCGGTTCTATCGTCAGGCAATCCTGAAGTTCACTGCGAATGTCCTCGAGATAACGCCCCTCTTTATCCAATCGAGCATGACGAATATCCACTCCCGACACGTCGATCCCAAGTCGAGTGTAGATCGAGGAGATGATGGAACGTTCACTGGAGTATGAACCCCTACTTCGCTGAGGAGCATAACTTCCGTAAGAACCGTGTCCGCCATGGGAGTGAATCCCGAGATACTTCTCTTCAAGGAAGAGATTCCAGCCGTGTTTCAGACCCTCCTTCATACGAGAAAACAAGTTTGCCATTAGTCACCTCCTCCCTGAAAGTGTGGCTATAGGTCAGCCGATCCCCATGTCCTTTAGCAAGTTTCGGGCAGCCTGGTGACCGTTGGGATCCTTGGCTTTGGAATAAGCCTTCTTGCCCGCGTTGAAGATGGTCTTGTCGATACCCGCCTTGTGAGCGTAGAGGGCACCACCGACGAGAATGGCGGTGGCGGCGGAGGCGTACTGAGAATTACCGTTGAGGATATGGCGCGTACCACGAATTCCTCTACCGGCACTCTTCTTGACGTTCTTCCGCTTCCTCTCTCCTCGGGCTTTCTCGGCATGCCTGGACATGTCTTGGTTGCCGAGGTGTTGGTCGAAGGCCTTCTTGTAGTTCGGGTCCTTCTTGGCCTTACCCTCGACCTTGGCCTTGATCAGTTTTCGTCGAGTACCAGCACCTTCACCATAGAACATCTTGGCTCGGGCGAATTCCTTAGCATCCTTGCGGGCCTCACGATTCGTACTGCGAGAAATACCCGAGGGATCGGATCGACGGACGCCCCACTTCATGCCCTTGATGCCGTAGTGGACGAGTTCGCTGGAGGAGGGGCCCAAATCAGACAAGTGAAAAACCTCCCCTTACATCGACGAGATGTTGTAGGCGCCACTGCGATTCTGCTTGGAGTAGCTCGGACCTGCGGATGCCACACGAGGGAGACCCATAGCAGCAGCCGCGGCTGCTTGACCACGCTTGGTTTCAGCCCTGACTGCGACGTGTTGAGAGGCAACCCCTGCCACCATCGAAACGACTCGAATAGCCCGTGGAGCGAACCGAGCAGCGATGACACCTGCGGCGATAGCGTTGTACTTTTTGCGGCGACGAGAATACTCGTTCTTACGTGCCGTCTTGATGTCCAAGCCTTTGTTCAAGTCGCGATTGACGCGCTTGACTCCGCCCTTACCGAAGTTGTTGCGATCGTAGTTTCGCTGACTTCGAGTGTAGTTGGCATTTGGGGTGTCATCGCGGTCTGCTCGACGAACACCCCACTTCATGCCCTTGATGCCGTAGTGGACGAGTTCACCGGAGCTCATGGTCAGTCTTCTTGTCGGCAGCCCTACCAAGGCTGGCAGCGGACGACACACCAAAGGTGTTCAAACCGACAACCGTAAAGGTCCCGTAGGCCTTGAGGAGATCCATGGTCTTGGCCTTGCCGGTTGCGAGTCGCTTCTCTTGGCTGCGAAGGTTCTTGGCTCGGCGAGCGGCTTCCTTCTTCAGACTTCCACGAGATTTGACCGCACCGTAAACAGACGTCCCAGCAAGAGTCGTGGCCTTGTCTCTGAATGAACCCTCGCCGCTGGCTACTCGTTCTAGCCTCGACGCTCGCACGTTGAGTCGGCCGGTACGTTGCTTACGAACACCCCACTTCATACCCTTGACACCGTAGTGGACGAGCTCCTGGCTCATACTTCATACCCCCTTTCAGGGCTCATTCGAACTGCTCTTTGTTGAGCTTGTAAGCCACGAATGCGTCCATCAGGGCGGCGACGTTGTCGATCTTACCCTCTTGTCGCTTCTTCAGGAGCTTACGGTTTCCGTTCGTGTCCTCAAGGGTGATCGAATTACCCATGGCGAAGGACATCAATGCCTGATCAAATATGAGCAATCGTTGACCACTCAGAGTCTTGATTTCCCCAAGCGGGACAGACTCTGTTCGCGCTCCCTGGATAACCTTTTCGATGCCGAACGGCCCGTTTTCCGCTTCCCAGCGGTTTACAAACTCCTTAGCGTTGTAGGGGTCGAAGCCAAATGCGCGCACGTCATAAGCACATTCCTGGATATGTGCATCCAGGTCGTCATAGACCTCCATCATGTCGAGGATCGTGCCCTCGAAAATGTGGAGGCTTCCTTCATTGATGAACTCGTCGTACTTGTGCCTCATGGCCCCCGGGAGATTCATCAGCGTCAGAGACGTGATGTAACTCCGGGTCTTTATCCCGAATTTGCCACCTGGCAGTGGAAAGAGGAATGTGAATGCACAGAAGTCGTCACCCTGGGAAAGGTCGGCCCCCATAGCACAAGGCATCGACCAGAATTCCCGGTAAGGATGAGGCAGCGTCTCCTCGTAAGTGAAGAAGTACGTGTAACCCTCCATCGGAATACCGAAGCGCTTCGCCAGAATGTCATTCCGGGACGCCGGGGCCTTTTCGGCTCGTTCAACATCCAGTTGGTAGACGTCATACGTTACGGTCTTCCCGAGGTTGGGATTGGCCTTGGGCCACATCGCCGGATTGCCGACTTCTTCCAATTGATCCAGCTTGTAATGCCAGATCGAGATGTGAGGAGCTTGGTACTCTCCCTTGAGAATGTCGGCGAGCTCCAGTTTGATCGTATCACCGCTGCCGTTACGAACAGTACCTTCCGAACTGACAGCCACGATGAGGTAGTCGTCGAGTTTGGAGGCGCCCTGTTCGATAGCGCCGATGACATCTTCTCGGAGATCTCCGGAAAGCCATTCGTCAACCGTTGCGACTTTAGTTCGAAGACCTTGGAGCTTGTTGATGGTCATCGGCCGGACCTCGAGCATCGAACCCGTAAGGAAGTTCTCGACACCCTTCTTGGTAGCAGCCAGCTTGACTCGGTTGGCCTTAGAACCAGTGGTGTTCTGCAAAGAGCCCTCTGTGAGAAAAGAGAAGAGAGGACCCCGGCTCCGAGTGATAGCAGTGCGGATCGGCTGCATGACTTCTTCCGCCTGCTTCATGGTCGGAGCAGTTGTGATTTGATGCGTGGTAGAGGTGTCTACGTTGAGGAAATAACTCTGTAGACAGGACTCGTAGAGAGACTTTGCCGCACCTCGAGCCACGATGAGGTACTGCTTGGTCGTCAGACGCTTCTTGATCACCTTGTCGACGTACTTTCCGCTTTTCGGTTCGTACACACTCCGGTTGACGAAGTAGTACCAGCAGAAAATCTGTTCGGCCCACAGTTTAAAGGTGTCGAGAAGATGGAGATCGCTGCCGTCGGTGAGTGTAAGTTCCTTCTCGCAGTAGAGAACGAATCCCTCTACCGGATCGGCATCGTAGTAGATGTTCGGGTTGGCGATGAGTGCGTCAATCCGATTCATCTCCAGAGAGACTTCCTGGTTGACAGGAATATCGCCTCGAATCACCGCGGCACGGAAGAGTCCGTAGTAATGCGGTGTTGCTGTGTTGGACAAAGCCATCGTCAGCCCTCCCTTCTACTACTGAGTCATTCGCCGGACGAGAACACCTGCACCTGCGGCGGCAGCGGGGCCTGCTCCACCGGTCGCGTAACCGAATCCGGCAGCAGCAGCCGTCTTGAGACCGGTCTTGACCATCTTGCCCGAGTCGGTTTCGAGGAACTTCCGGACTTGATCGTAGGTCTGGGCCATACCCAGGTACTTCTTGACCTGATCGTGCCCTCGGTCCATTCGCGACTTACCCGGAGGACTGGACATCGTCTGGTTGTACCGACGCTCCAGATCGACACGCTCGAGGAACTGACGCATCTCCTGGTTACTAAGAGATCCGGTCCCCTTGGTTTCGATCTTGTTGTGCAGTCGGTTGACGTTCTTCGCGTCTTCCGACAACTGAGGCTTCGGAGAGCTCTTCGAGCGAGCGAGTTGAGCCTCACTACGTCGGACGCCCCACTTCATGCCCTTGATGCCGTAGTGGATCAAGCTGGCTTCCATGGCGGAGCGGCCTCGAGCCTGAGACATAGCTACCTCCATGTCGTACTCTCCGTGTTCGAGCTGAAAGGTGGGTCCTGCGTAGTCGTCGACCCACATGGCGATTCGATCGAAACCCACAGACCAGAACTGCTCTTGGCCGTCCGACTTCTTTGCAGGATTCTCCGGGTAACCTAGTGTCAGATGCGGGGTCCACTCGGGGAATTGTTCCGTCGAGAGGTATGCCTGCGAGATGAGGTCGTACGAGAGAAGTCTCGAACGAAAACCCTCGACGACCTTGGTCCACTTCTGATCGAAGAACAGCACGTCTGCCTTGTGTTCTCCGAGTTCGCCTCGACGCTTGACGTCGAGAAAGAACGGAGGGAGTGTGGACGATGCGTGTTCGACGTACTCCATGATGAGCTTCATCTGAGTAGCGTCGAAGTCGTTCTCACCCAGATAGAGAAGAGTCAAGTGAGGTTCTTTCTCACTTGAAACTTTTCGAACAGGATCGTGCTCGTTAGGGAGAGCAACGATCACTAGCTGATTACGGGAAGCGTTGGATCGGTCCATGATTCCTCCTCCCTCTGGACGTTCAGACGCCACTCGAACTCGGCGATCTGATTCTTCATCGCATCGATGGCATATGACGTGCTCGGAGGATCGAACAGAAGACGGACCCTCAGGTACAGGTACGTCTTGACGAGATTCAGCCGGGGGTCGGTACCGATGAAGGTGTCCCACGTAGCCGTGTCGTCTTCGATCATGTAGCCGTTGACGGGTCCGATCCCGACTTGGTCGAGTACGGCCAGCACCGAGTTGATGTGAGTGACGATGTCGACATCGAACGACGTATCAGCCTCACCGATACCCAGAATCTTCTTGGTGCTTTTGAGTATGCTTGGTTCCACGTGAGACACCTCCTCTCATTTTGACGGTTTCGTCAGGACCGGCGGTTGACCTCGGCCTGAACGGCGTTGTAGTTGTACCCGGCACGGGTGAGCCTGCTCTTGCGGACTTCGCCGTCACCCCAGTCACCTCGCATGACCTGAGTAGCGACTTGACTGATGGTCAGCTTGGGCTTGTTCTCGCCCTTGGGCGTCAGAAGGCGGTTGACTTCCTTCTGAACGGTGTTGGAGTTGTAACCCATGCGAGTCAGCTTCTCGACACGAGCGGCACCGTCGCCGTGCTTGCCCGCGATGACCTCGCTGGCGATCTGGCTGATCGTCTTCCGGACCGGCGGGTCACCGGCGATCTGGCGGTTGACCTCACGCTGGACTTCCGCCGGGTCGTAGCCCTCGGAGCGAAGCTTCTGGGTGCGGGTGTAGCCGTTGCCGTACTTGCCCGCGCGAACGTCCTGAGCGACCTCAGAGAGCGACTTCTTCTCGGGGGTCGGATCGACGGGATCGTTCTCCGAACCGGGCTTCTGGTACGTGCCGGTGAAGAAGAGGGCGTGAACGTGGTCCTTGTGGTTCTCGGTGACACTGCCTCGGTCGGCCATCTGGCGAACGACGCCAGGCTGGGTGACGGTCGAGGTGATCTTCTGGTACCAGATGACGTGCTGGAGCCGGAGTCGCTTGCGGTTGGTCCAGATGTAGTTCCGGATCCAGTCGCCCGCCGCCTTGTTGCGGACCATGAAGTCGAGGGCCCGGCCGCTGTGGTGCTCGGTGTTGTTGGCGTTGCCGTCGTAGCCCCACATGAACCAGACGTCGTGTCCGGCCTTCTGCGCTGCGTCGAAGATCTCCTTGGCCCTCGACTTGGTGGGGCCGGTGACCTTGCCGAGCTTGGAGCTGGCGTGTGCGAAGGTGGTCATGCCTGGTCCTCGTCCTTCTCCTCGGCCTCGTAGTCAGCCTCGGCTTCGTTGGGCATGTCGGCGTCGTCACCCCGGTCCTCGACGGGCGGGCACGGAGCACCCTCGGTCTTCTCGTCCTTCTTCTCGGTCATTGGTTCTCCTGTTACCAGAGTTTCGTGTCGCCAGGCCGACGGTCGACGGGTAGCTGTGGGAGTAGCTTCTCATCGCCGTAGTGAATGGCATTGTGGGTTCGGTGTGCGACAGTGATCAGGTTGTTGGGGTCGAGAAGACAGTCATCACCGGCTTCTAGTTGCTCGAGTGTGATGGGATTCAGATGATGGATGTAGAGACCTCTGTGGATCTCGTAGCCCTCGATTCCTAGATCACAGCCGTTGTCTCGAACGATGATCTGATCTCGAGTCTGTCGCCATTCCCGAGATGTGTAGAAGCCTTGGTTCACCCAGCGATCGAACCCGAAGGTCGATTGGCCGACGTTCCCCCTCAAAGCGAGGTAACGGAAGCGTTCGATGAACGTTCCGTACTGTCTCAGCTCTGAGTAACTCCTACTCATTTTGATCGTCAGCCGTTGAGTGTCCGCCGTAAGCACGCATTGCTTGGATGGCGTTGACGTACATCTCTTCGATCCGCTTCTGTCCCTCGTACGCCTCGCGCTTGACTTGAAGAAGTTCGTTCTCGTGACGGAGACGCTCTTGTTCGAGGACTTCTCGGCTGGATCCAAGCTTTAGGTAGTGCGTGATGACCTGAGCCGACGCTGTACCGTCTTCAAGCTGTTGTTCGGCGAGCCTCATGGCCTTGGCGACCATCTGACTCTCACGACCCTGTGGAGTTGTGGCTGGTCTGCCTCGACTTGGACGGGGTTCCTGACCACTTTGTCGGCGTGCTGGCACAGTTCTCAACTCCTTCCAGTCAGGTTCATGACAAGAAAACTTAGGTTAGGGGTGGATGGGTCAAAGGGAAGGAGGGGAGAGTTCATAAGAACCTTCCTTGTTGGGCACATGTTGGCCCATGCCACACGTATGTACAAGGAAGGTTCGTATCAACTCTCCCCCGGAGAATCCCAGGGGGCAAAAAGTTTCTACAAAAAGTCCCGCCGGGGGAAAAATATGG